CTGAGGGCAGCCCGCCCTACCCATATTGGAGGGATGCCGCAACAGGCGAGACGCAAAATTTTTTTTATTTTTGGCATTGTTGCATGGAGAAGGGCAACAGGGAGGGCAACGGAGCGGAGGCGGGAGGACACAGGTGAGAACGATAAGGAGGGTTACGGCATGGAGCCTATGACTTTGCAGAAACCGAAGATTGGTGCGGAGGAGGTGCGCCGGGCGGCGCAGATCCTGAAGAAATACAAGCAGGGAAAGGCACACCTGGAGAGCCGCATCATCGACAACGAGCAGTTTTGGAAAATGCGGCACTGGCAGCAGATGGAGAAAAATGGGCAGGGGGGCAATCCCGGCGATCCGCAGCCGGCCAGCGCATGGCTGGTGAACTGCATCCTGTCCAAGCACGCGGACGCCATGGATTGCTATCCGGAGCCCACGGTGCTGCCCCGAGAGGAGGGAGACCGGGCGGAGGCCTCCAAGCTGACGAAAATTCTGCCGGTGGTACTGAAGCAGAATCAGTTCAAACGGACCTATTCAGATGCCTGGTGGTACAAGCTGAAAAGCGGGTGCGCCGCCTATGGCGTTTTCTGGGATGCGGGAAAGCTGGGGGGATTGGGGGATATTTCCATCCGCAGAATGGACCTGCTGAACCTGTTCTGGGAGCCGGGAGTCCGGGACATCCAGGACTCGGAAAATTTCTTTTCCACGGAGCTTGTCAGCAATGCACAGCTTTTGCGCAGCTATCCGCAGCTGGAGGGAAAGCTGGGCGGCGGAAACTTTACGGTGAGCCGATTCCTCTATGATGACACGGTGGATACCTCTGACAAGTCTCTGGTAGTGGATTGGTACTACCACACCATGGACGGAGGAAGAAGGGTGCTGCAGTACTGTAAATTCGTGGGGGAGACGGTGCTCTACGCTACGGAAAACGATTGGCAGACACCTGTGGAGCAGAGAGAGAGCGGTGTGGACGAGAATGGTGAGCCAATCCTGGAGGAGGTGCCGGTGGGCCTGCCTATGTGCAGGAGGGGCTGGTATGACCACGGGAAATATCCATTTGTATTTGACGTGCTGTTTCCTGAGGAGGGGACACCCTGTGGGTACGGATATATCGATCTGTGCAAGTCACCCCAAAAGCAGATAGACCTCATGAGCCAGGCCATTCTCAAGAACACCCTGGCGGCGGCGACACCGAGGTTTTTCATCCGGGCAGACGGCGCGGTGAATGAAAGCGAGTACGCCGATTGGACTAAGCCCTTTGTTCACACCAACGGAAATCTTGGAAGCGACTCCATCGCACCCATCCACACGGCGGGGCTGGACAGCGTGTATGTGGCCATCCTGCAGAGCAAGATCGCCGAAATGAAGGAGACGGCGGGCAACCGGGATGTGGCCAACGGCGGCACAGCCTCCGGCGTAACGGCGGCTACGGCCATTGCGGCATTGCAGGAGGCCGGCGGAAAGCTTTCCCGGAATATGATCGATGACGGGTACGAGGCGTTTTCCGACGTGGTGACGCTGTGCATCGAGCTGATCCGGCAGTTTTATGGGCTGCCCAGACAGTTTAGGCTGCTGGGGGGCGAATTTGCCAGCTACGACAATGCAGGGTTACAGCCGGTGGCCATGAGCGACGGCGTGGAGATTTCCTACCGGGTGCCGGTGTTTGACCTGGAGATTTCCGCCCAGCAGGAAAACCCATATAAGACCATGGAGTACAATCAGCTTGCCCTGCAGCTGTTCCAGATGGGGTTCTTCCGGGAGGACATGGCTCCGCAGGCCTTGCGGTGCCTGGAGCTGATGGACTTTAAGAACAAGGACTTAGTGATGGCTATGATCCGGAACGGGCAGACCCAGCAGATGGAAATCCAGCAGCTGCGTCAGAGGCTGATGCAGGCGGCGGCTGTGGTGGACCAGGTGAAAGGGACGCATCTTGCCCAGCAGCTGGCCCAGGAGTATGCCGCGGCACAGAAAAACGCCAAGGGCAGTGCCTGGCAGGCCGGAAAGCTCAACTCCGTGGAGCGTACCAGGCGCAGCACCCGGGAGGCGGTGCGGCCCAGATGATCCGGGTGACGGCAGAGCCGGGGCGGCTGACCCTGGAGGGACATGCGGGATATGCTCCGACAGGGAAGGACATTGTATGCGCGGCGGTGTCGGCCTTGGTGCTGGCCCTGGCGGAGCGGCTGCAGGAGAAGAACCTGATGAGAGAGCTCATTATGCGGCCGGGGTATGTGCGCATTGCCATGCGGGGCGCAGACAGGGAGGCGGAATTAGTGAAATGCGGGCTGCGGCAGCTGGAGAGACGGTTCCCCCAGTGCGTGGAGGTAATTGAAAAATAGGCTGCGTGTCAAAAAGCCTCGCAGAGTTTGGCGGTACGGAGCGGACTATAATCCTTTTGTCGGAAAATTCCAAAGGGATTTTCGACAGGTTCAAAAAGGGCCATTTCTCCCGGCGAGGGAGTGATGATACGGGTCGTGGCCTACCACGGGAAAGGGTGAGACCATGGAAATGGAAGAAAACCAGGCACAGCTTTGTGAAGCATCGGGCGATACGGCTCCCGACGCCGGGGAGCAGGAGGACTTCGAAGCTTTGATCCGGGGCAGGTACAAGGAGGAGTTTGACGCCAAGGTGCGGAAAATTCTGGACGGACGGCTGCGGGGTATGCGGCAGGAGAATCAGCGGCTGAAGGAGCAGAAGGAGAAGCTGGAGGGGGTACGCAAGGCGGAGGCGGCGGAGCGCATTGACCGGCTGCGCAGGCAGGAAGGAGAGCTGAGGCGGCTGTATCCGGACTTTGACTGGCAGAGAGAGATGCAAAGCGATCGCTTCGGTCGGCTGATTTTGGCCGGGGTGGAGCCCCGAACGGCCTATGAGACGGTGCATGGCCGGGAACTGATGGAAAAGGCCATGCACTACGCTGCAGGACGCACGCGCAGACAGGTGGCCGGGAGCCTGGCCAGCGGTATGAGCCGGGTGGCGGAAAACGGCGGCAGGAGCATTGCCGTGACAGCCAGCGATCCTCGGGGGCTCACCAGCGAGGATCTGGCGGATATTCGCAGGCGTGTGCTGGACGGGGAGAAGATTCGATTCTGAGGAAGAGCGCTGGGGAAAAATGATTTTTCGGAGCGCAGAAGAAACTGAAAAGCTTTTGTTAGAAGAAAGGAAAGATGACTATGGAGCTAAACTATCAGATGTTTGCCGATGTAAACACACAGACTACCGGCGGCCTGTCCGCCGAGATGAAGACCTATTACGGCATGGAGCTGCTGGAGAACGCTAAGCCCCAGCTGGTACACAACCAGTTTGCTGCTACCAAGCCCCTGCCTGTGGGCGGCGGCAAGACCGTAGAGTGGCGTAAGTTCGGCGCCTTTGACAAGGCACTGACACCTCTGACCGAGGGCGTGACCCCTGACGGCAGCGGTATCTCTGTCAGCTATATCACCAAGGAGCTGGCCCAGTACGGCGACTACACCACCGTGTCCGACATGTTGGACCTGACGGCCATCGACGACGTAGTGCTGGAGATCACCGACCGCCACGGCAACAACATGGGCCTGACCCTGGACACTGTGACCCGCAACGAGATCCAGCAGGGCAACCAGGTGATCTATGCTCCTGTGCTGGGCGAGGGCGGCAAGCAGACCGCCGTGACCAGCCGTGTGGCCCTGACCCCGGCCTGCAAGATGACCAGCGAGCTGGTGGCCAAGGCAGCTACCCAGCTGAAGAAGATGAATGCGCCGACCTTTGACGGCAAGTATGTGTGCATCATCCATCCCTCTGTGGCATTTGACCTGCGCCAGGATGAGGCATGGATCGCCGCCCACCAGTATGCCGCCGCCACGGAGCTGTTCTCGGGCGAAATTGGCGAGCTGCACGGCGTACGCTTTGTGGAGACCACAGAGGCCAAGATCTTCTGTGGCGCCGACCTGGCCAAAAATGCCCGCAATCTGGCGGTGAACGGCGCGGTGGCAGCTAAGGCTACGGTGAGCTTTGACGGCGGCTCCGTGGACGCCGGCAGCCTTGCGGGCCGCTATGTGCTTATCGGCGGTAAGCGCTATAAGGTGCTTAGCAACACCGACAGCGCCATGACGCTGGAGGAGGCCATTACCGCCGCTGACAACGCCGTCATTTATCCCGGTGAGGGTGGTGCAGAGGGCTGCGCCGTATACGGCTGCCTATTTGTGGGCAAGGGCGCTTACGGCGTGGTGGACCTCAGTGAGGGGACGGAGGTTATTGTAAAGCCTCGCGGCTCCTCCGGCACCGCCGATCCCCTGGATCAGCGCTCCAGCGTGGGCTGGAAGGGTATTCACGCCGCTGCTATCCTGTACGACGAGTACATGGTGCGTGTGGAATGCGGCTCCTCCTACTCTAAGGAGGACAAGGCCAACTGATGGGCCGGCGGGGGCGGGGCGTGAGCTC